CCCCTGGATCAGCGGATTGTGGATGAGTATTTCCGCTTAGCATCCAGCAGAAAAACAAAAGACATCGCTTGGCTTTATGGTATGGTTGCAACTTATGGTCTGCAGCCAGAAGACTTACTCAATCTTGATTGGGGACCAGAACGATCAGTGTCTGTTCCTGGCAAGAAACGTCTCGTGCACCCACTCCATCCACAGTGGGCCGTATTGTTTTCGTTAAAAGAAAAGCAGCCCCGCAATCTGCAGAGCTGCCACCCGTCCCTTTGCTTACACCTTTATGAAGCAATGGCTTTCCAGGATGTTCAGTTGAACATCACGGATTTAATCCTTGCTCATAAGCTCCGTAAAAATCACTATAAGCAACTCAAGCAACAGCGGGCATCATCCCCTGCTTTTGCAGGTGTTTCCTGACAGCTGCGACGTTCCACTTGTAGCTATCCCTGGACATGGTGCCAGGAAATGCGGCGAAGTGCGGGCCTAGCTTAAGGGTGCCGTTGTCACGGTACTGAAAGAGGGTTTTGCGGTCGATGCCCAACAGCTCTTCCGCTTGCTGGACCGCAACCCAGCCTGAGTTCTTAGCCATTGAAGTGGCAGTGATTACGCATATACCTTACCTTGAGTCAAGAGGGTGTCAACACCTTTAAGGAATTCTTTATCTCTTTTCGTTTGCCTTCGAAGTGTGTGGGGAAATTAGAATAAATTAACGGTAATTGAATAGCATGTTTTGCAGCCAGCACGAGCCTCTCGCCCTGCTAGTTGAATTAACACCAAAACTTGCAAAAAAACGTTTTAGAGAAAGTATATACCAGGCCTGGGATAATAAGTGTGGATACTGCGATGGAGAAGCAACGAGTCTTGACCACATTGTTCCACGCTTTAAGTCGGGTCATTCCAATCGAAGCAATTTAGTTCCGGCCTGCTCTAAATGCAACGCCAACAAAGCATCAAGCGATATGGAAACTTGGTACCGACAGCAGGCTTATTTTACGGAAGAAAGATTAGATAGAATAAAAAGCTGGATGTTACCAGACGCGTTTAATTTGATTGATCTGCAACCACATAAAGAAGCATCATGATCCGTTTTAATGTACAGTCTGGTCTCTTAACACCTGTTCTCTCTTCTGACGCAACAGGAGAAGAACAAAAAGTTGCAAATCAGATTGCGCAGAATTTCAATTCGGTTACAACAGGCACTACAAATTACAGAAGACTTCTTGAATCGTTGGATCAAACGTTTCAATCTAAAAACATTCGCTATCAAGACTACGTTGATGATCAGACAATCTCTGATATCGAAGGTTTTTACGAAAAAGCAGCAGATATTCAACCCTGGGATCCAACCAAGCAAGGAGCAAAGCCGGAATCGTTTGATGCAAAATTTTATGCTGGTTTAGCACCAGATAAAGTAACAGCCTGGAAAGAAGCAGCAAAAGAAGTTACGTTTGGCGGGAAAAAAATAGCCAATTTAGATGTCACCAAAAAATATCCAACGCTAGATTCATACCTTCATTCAGATTACACCTTTGTTGGCGCACCAAGCGGTATCCCTGGTAAGCCTAAATCGTTTGATGAGTACAAGGAAACTTTACGTCGACCGACAAATGCGGAGCAACAAGTTTTACGCAATACGTTACTTGGTAAGTCAGAGACCAGACCAAGTTCTTTGGCTGAGCTTGCCACGCAAAATTACATCGATGTTCAAGGGGAACGTGCTTTTGGTGCTTTATCCGCTGATGTATTTAAACAAACGTTGAAAGAATATGAGAAAGCGCTAAAGCAAGAACAAGTTCGTGGAACGCTTAAGGGCATGGGATTGCCGAGCGCAACCGACTTTAAAGAAGATATTAAAAATTCGATCCTTGGTGATCTTGGCGCAGGTGGATACCTTAGTTTTGGCAAAGGAGCTGACATCCAAAAAAGCTTATCCGCAAGCCTTGATAAAAGCCTTGGAATGGGCACATCTGTTTCATACAACTGGCAGAAGTGGTTTGACAAGACGCTTGCGGTCAGATACCAAAATATGCAGGAGATCAGAGATCCAGAAGATGCGCAGACCACTTACAAATTAGAAAAACAATTTGTAGATGATTTTGTCAACGATTATCTACGTCCTCGCTTTGACACATCTAAATCTATTTCTGAATTTGTTAGTTATATGGACGTTAAAGAAGAAGAACAGAACGTCCTGCAAACACAGTTAGCCTCTAGTGCACTAAAAGACTTTGCCAATAAACAAGCACAGACTTTTATTGACGACTTAAAATATCGAACTGTAACCAAAGAATTTGATCCGGACTTTTACTGGAATCCTGAATTAATAACAGGCACAGATGTGACAGGCAAAAAGAATTTATATACTGAGCAAAAGCAGAATATTGAAGGAGCCTGGGAGGCACGCGACAGTGATCAACCCATAAAAGACGGCAAGACTTGGAAGCAACTTGCTTATGAATACGGTGTTGATTTGAATGATCGCAACTCTTTTGCGCGATTGCATTATCAGATTCTAGGTAAGGACAAGGGCTACGATCCGGTTGCCGATACGTTTAATCGCAAGGATCTCGCTGATTACATCCAGGGGGATTTGGCCAAAGCCCTGGAAGGAGAAAGAGCATCTTTTGGTAACCCCATCTTCAAAGAATTTGTTTCCGCACAATCTAAAGCAGCAGAATTTGTGGATAAATTAAATATCAAAAATTTACCCACAGACTTAAAGAACCGCTTGACAGAGCTTGGTATCAACGAAGAAAAAGATCCGGCGGACCAGGTCAAAGCTGCCTTAACTCAAATCCTTAGCACAGAGCCTGCCTCCAAAATACGAGAGCAGATTAAGCAATTGAATGAACAGCAAATCAAACCAACGCAAGAAAAATTGGGATACGGTTACATCCAAAGAGAAAGTGATGTCGAAACTAAAGCGCCTACAGGTGGCAGTAAGTTGTTTTCTATATTTAAGAAAGCAGGATACAGTGGAACAGAACAAGAGTTTTATACAGACTTTTTCCCCAATGCATCAGAGGAAGATAAGAACATGACAGGACAAACCATTACACAAGCAACAAGCAAACAAGGTCTTCAAAGTCTTATGGGCTTTGACATGCCTGATTTTTCAGATCCATTTGCAGCGATAGGATCGATCAGTTCAATGTTGGACGATGAGAAGACAAAGAAGGCGGAGACATATAAACCCAAGCGATCAACCTACTTTGATTTCTTTGAAGATGAAGAAGATGCTGGTGCACCTTCTTATTTTAAAATGGGATCAAGCACAGGATTTGGATCTCTCTTCGGTTGATACGTATGTCAGATAAACATAAGTAAGCTGCATCCGCCGCCAGGCTTGCTAAGGACAAGATGGAGTGCAACAAACCACGAAAGACACCTGGTCACCCCACCAAAAGTCATGTGGTAAAAGCATGTGAAGGAGGAAAAGAAAAGATCATCCGCTTCGGTCAGCAGGGTGTAGAAGGTGCCGGTAAGAATCCCAAAACAGCAAAAGATAAAGCGCGTAAGAAATCTTATTATGCGCGACACAACGCTCAAGATCCCAATCCCGACAAAATGTCCGCCAGATACTGGAGTCACCGCGTAAAGTGGTGAGGCACAACTTCCTTTCCCATGGCAAAACCCAAGTCCAGCTCAGCAGTCCGAATTGAGTCCAAGCCCAAGCTTACTCGACAAGGTGATGGAAAACATTCAAAAGCAAATCATGGGCGTAAATTAAGTCGCGGTCAAGGTAAGTAAAAATTATGTATGATTGGGGGTAACTATAGTTATCCCCATGTCAGATCTTTCGTCTGCGATTAACATCATTCGTAAATACGAAGGATTTAATGAGAAGGCTTACCCAGATCCTGTAACCGGTGCTGAACCTTACACCATTGGATATGGCAGTCAGTATTACCCAGATGGATCACCTGTTAAGAAAGGACATCTGTGTAGTAAAACCAAAGCAGTGGAATACTTATTTCACGAAGTCAACGTCATTGAAGCACAGCTTGCAAAGCTAAACCTGGGTCTAGATCCCAGTATGTTGCAAGCGTTGATCTCATTCATTCACTCCATCGGCTGGGAATCTTTCTTATACAGTCGTGTTATCGATTGTTTGGAACGAGAAGATTTCTGTGGAGTAACAACTGAGATTGGACGATGGATTTTTGATGCAGATCACAAGGTCATTGGTGGCCTCCTGGATCGCCGCAGAGAAGAGATCAATCTGTTCCTCCAGGAAGTCGATGCCAATCCTTGGTCATCCACTGAGGTACTGTTGGCAGCCTTCCGCAACTACACTGCTGCTCCCCACCAAATCCGTGCAATCCGCAAGCTGGAAGAAAACATCAGTCCGTATCTGCTTTCAGAATTTGCCAATGATTTTGACATTGACAAAGATCCCTGGGATTGTTTTGATACCAATGACGCAGATCTGTTGTTTAACAGCTAGGCTTAGAATAATTGCATTGAGAACATGCAGAGTGGAATGGAGCGTTCAGCAGAACCACGGGAGTTTGATCTTCCTTTAGAGCTACAGTTCTCAATGCGTAAAGCAGAGCTTGTAGCGCAGGAATTAACCTGGGACGAGCTGTACCATGCTTTGTTGAACCTGTACCACCAACGATTGATGGAATGGTACGCTGTCAAATCCCTTCTGGAAGACGAAAACGTTTGCTTAGATTTTGATATCCCAACTGACATTGAGTTAGCAGAACTCGCCGCCGCATGTGTATACGACGACGAGGACGAAGATGACGATGAGCTTCAGCCGTTCTGAGCTTCGTCGAATTGAATGAGGCGGTCTAAATACCATTGCGCTTTTCTCAGCGACTTAGTACCGCCCTTCATCCGTTCGCGCCAGCCATATTTCATCAAATTACCTTTACAGTAACCACGGAACTCTTCTGGAGTTAAAGAGGCTTCGATTGCTTCGATGCACTCAATTCCACCGTCAGTGTAATGCGGTGGGTGATTGACCTCATCCGGCTGAACAACAGGAGGCTCTTCTTTAGTGTTCTCGCCAGGGAAGTTGGAATCCCGGTCCTTACTCAAAAATTCAGAGTTGGCAAGAGCCTCGACACCTTTAGCCCAAGGCACTGGGCACACACCACCGGGACAATCGCTCACTTCGTCTACCGGAGTAAACCACGTCGTTTTGCTGACAACATCCGTTCCTTCTCGTCCGGACCCTCCAGTTCCAGTACCAAAGCCTTCGGGCGGGGCGATGCTCCCATTGCTATCCCCTCCTCCATCGATGGGATGTAGCCCGTCATTCCAGGACGTGCTCCCTCGAGATTCAAAGGATTCCTTTCGAGACCCTGTTCGCATGCAACTAAACCTCTGTTGTACATGTCATATAAGGGTACATCATTTTCCTCGTTATCGAGAGGTGCACCAAAGTCTTCTTCATTGAGACAACGACAAGCAATCTCGTCTTGAACAAAACTATCCAAAAAGCCAGCGGCGGAATGCATCACGGTGAGTAATTGATTCACTTCTTTTACAATAATAAGATGGCAAGTATTTATAGTTCTACTTACGACCCAAGGCAAAACTCT